GTCAGGTAAATCTACCACTGTCGTTTCTTATTTGCTTCATTACGCAATATTTAATGATAACGTCAATATTGCGATACTTGCTAATAAAGCATCAACTGCTAGAGATCTTCTTGGAAGACTTCAGTTAGCATATGAAAACCTTCCTAAATGGATGCAGCAAGGGGTTTTAATATGGAATAAAGGTTCTTTAGAGCTGGAGAATGGTTCTAAGATTATGGCAGCCTCTACGTCCGCTTCTGCGGTTCGTGGAGGTTCTTATAATATTATATTCTTAGATGAATTTGCTTTTATTCCAAACCATATTGCTGATGATTTTTTTGCGTCTGTTTATCCTACAATATCCTCTGGAAAGAGCACAAAAGTTATTATAGTATCTACACCAAAAGGAATGAACCACTTTTATAAAAAGTGGCACGATGCTGAAAGAGGCAGAAATGAGTATATTCCTACTGATGTTCATTGGTCTGAAGTTCCAGGAAGAGATGAAAACTGGAAAAAACAAACAATCGCAAATACTTCAGAGCAACAGTTTCAACAAGAATTTGAATGTGACTTTTTAGGTTCTTCTGGAACTCTTATATCAACATCAAAATTAAGATCACTAGTATATGAGGATCCTATAAAATCAAACAAAGGATTAGATGTTTATGAAGAACCAAAGGGAGAAAATAATTATATCATGACTGCTGATGTATCAAGAGGTACTGATAATGATTATTCAGCATTTATAGTTTTTGATATTACAACTTTTCCATACAGAATTGTAGCAAAATATAGAGATAATCAAATTAAACCGATGCTTTTTCCAAATATAATATATGATGTCGCTAAAGCATACAATAAAGCATATGTATTAATTGAAGTTAATGATATTGGAGAACAAGTATCAACAATTTTACATTTTGATTTAGAATACGATAATCTATTGATGTGCTCAATGAGAGGAAGAGCAGGCCAATTAGTAGGTCAAGGTTTTTCTGGAAAAAGATCTCAACTTGGAATTAAAATGTCCAAGACTGTTAAAAAAGTTGGTTGTTCAAATTTAAAGACAGTTATTGAAGATGATAAATTAATTATTCCCGATTATGATATAATTAGCGAACTTACTACTTTTATTCAAAAAAATCATTCTTGGGAAGCAGAAGAAGGAGCAAATGATGATTTAGCTATGTGTCTCGTCATTTTTTCTTGGTTAATTGTTCAAGAATATTTCAAAGAAATGACGGATAATGATGTCCGAAAAAGAATTTATGAAGAACAGAAAGATCAAATAGAAGCAGATATGGCTCCATTTGGATTTATAGTAAATGGAATAGATAATGATACTAGTTTTGTTGATGCTGATGGGGATAGGTGGTTTGTTGATGAATATGGGGATAGATCTTATATGTGGGAGTATCGTTAATATAAAATCACTAATTTATAAATACTTTTAGAGAAAAATGAACTTCTTTAAGAGGGAACAAAGATGGCGGTAAATTTAGTATCACCAGGAATAAATGTAAGGGAGATTGATTTAACAAGTGGGGCAATAACTGTTTCAGGAAATCCAATAGGAGCATTTGTTGGTCCATTTGAAAAAGGTCCCATTGATCTTCCCATTTTAATAAGATCTGAAAAAGAATTATTAGAGATTTTTGGTCAGCCAAAATCTATTGATGAACAATCCGAATATTGGATCAGTGCCGCTTCATACTTATCTTATGGTGGTGCATTAAGAGTCGTAAGATCTAATTGTTCTTTGACTGGATCTTTACAAAATCCAAACTCTGGTTTAAATGGAAGTCCTACTACAGTTAAAATTAAATCTTTAGAAGATTATAATAATCAAACTCCTGCTGGATATTTTTATGCCTCAAGAAATCCAGGTTCTTGGGCAAATGGATTAAAAGTTTGTGTAATTGATTCTTTTGCTGATCAAACTATTGGATTGGGTGGAACTTTTGGAATTCAAGTTGGATATGGAATAACTGTAGGATTTAGTACTTATGTTGCTGGAATAGGAACAGTAACTACAGAATCTGGATTTTTGAAAGGTGTTATTTCTGGATTAAATTATAACTCAAAAACTATTGATGTTAAAATTGTATCAAAGTATAATAATGAAACTGATTCTTATACGAATGTTGAATACGCAGAAAATACTACATATTCAATTAAATCTAATCAATCAATTTCTATAGTTAATACAAGTGGAAATAATATACCTATAGAAAAAACTAGATTTTTTGGAAATATTGCAAATGGTATTACAAATATTTCAAATGTTTCATCGTTCTTAAACGTTAGTGTTGGAGATATACTATATGGTTCTGCTTTACCTGGAACTGGAGTAACAATAACATCCATTAATCAACTTTCGGACACTATTAATATATCAGATCCTGCAATTGCAGATTATAGTAATCCAACCAATCCTGCAGAATTTATAGTATGCAGTGGAATTGGAAGTTCATATTTCCCAAAGAGTGTTTCTGATTGGTATAATAATCAAAAATTACTTATTGATAATTCAGTAATTTATTGGAAAAATGTTGCCCCAAAACCAAAAACTTCTCAATATTCGGCAGAAAGAAGTTCAAGGAATGATCAAATTAATGTTGTAGTAATTGATGATAGTGGAGCAATTACTGCAACTGCTTCTAATATAATAGAAAAATATTTACTTTTATCAAAAGCATCTGATAGTAAAGTTACTCCAGCACAAAGTGTTTATTTTAAAGATTATATTTCTGTAAATTCTACTTATATATTCCCTGGAGTTTCAGAAAATGGTGTTGCTACTGGATTTGGACAAGACAATGACTTTTCTGCTGGTTCAGTAGCAAATTGGGGATCTGCTACTCAAGGAACTGTTTTCTCAGCAATTGGAAATAAAACTTATAACTTAACTGGAGGAACAGATTACACTAATGGAACTAATAGATATAATCCATCTTTAACTGATGTCGTATCTTCATATTCAATTTTTAAGGATGCGGTGGGATATCCAATTGATTATTTAATTTGTGGTCCTTCTGGCGGATCAACTGAATTTGAATCACAGGCAAAAGCTCAAGAATTAATTTCAATCGCAGAAGAAAGAAAAGATTGTATTGCGGTAATTTCTCCACATAAAGCAAGTGTTGTAAATATCTCAAATTCTGATACACAAACTCAAAATATTATTAGATTTTACAGCAATATTACTTCTTCTTCATATGCAGTATTTGATTCTGGATACAAATATACATATGATAGATTTAATAATGAATTTTTATACGTATCTTGTAATTCTGATATTGCAGGAATAATGGCTAGAACATCCATTATTCAATATCCTTGGTATTCTCCGGCAGGAACAAAAAGAGGTGTCCTTAATAATGTAATCAAACTAGCATATAATCCAAATCAGTCTCAAAGAGATTTACTTTATACAAATAGAATTAATCCTATTGTCTCTCTTCCAGGACAAGGAACAGTTCTTTTTGGTGATAAAACAGCATTAGCATATCAAAGTGCTTTTGATAGAATTAATGTTCGTAAATTATTCCTTGCAGTAGAAAAATCAGTCAAGTCTGCTGCAAATGATCAATTATTTGAATTTAATGATACAATTACAAGATCTAATTTTGTAAATGTAGTTGAACCATATCTTCGTGATATTAAAACAAAAAGAGGTGTTACTGATTACTTAATCGTTTGTGATGAAACTAATAATACCCCAGAGGTGATTGATGCTAATGAATTTAGAGCGGACATTTATCTGAAACCAGAAAGGTCAATTAACTTTATTACACTTACATTTGTCGCTAGTCGAACTGGTGTTAGCTTCCAACAAGTTATAGGTTCAATTTAATTTTAAATAGGAGAAACAAAAATGGCATTATCCAGACCAACTTATTCGAGTAGATCAATTGATCAATTCAGAAGCAAACTGATTGGAGGTGGTGCAAGACCAAATCTTTTTGAAGTTCAATTAGCTTGGCCATCAGGTTTGCAGACAGATCCAAATGTTTCCGCAGTTACAACTGGTGATTCGGGAGAAACTTATAAATTTATGATTAAAGCAGCGGCTCTTCCTGCTTCAAATGTAAGTGTTATTAATGTTCCTTTTAGAGGAAGAAACTTAAAAATTTCTGGGGATAGATCATTTGATCCTTGGACAATTACAGTTCTTAATGATACTGATTTTAAACTTCGTAATGCATTTGAACTTTGGATGAATTATGTAAATCGTCATAATGATAATGCTGGAGTAGTTACTCCTGTGTCATATCAAACAGAATTATATGTAACTCAACTCGGAAGAGGAACTATTTCTGCCAATGATGCTGGAAATTCAACTACTGGATCTCTCCCAGGAGCAAATGAATCAATGCCAGTTTATAAATCATATAGAATTCACGGTGCATTTCCAACAAATGTAAGTGAAATTGCATTATCTTATGACACAGAAAATTCAATTGAAGAATTTACAGTAACATTTGAATATCAATGGTGGGATACAGCAAAAGGAAATGGAACTGATTTAGATCAAAGCAGTTTATTCGGTTTTGGGACTTTCTAAATAGTATAACAACCTTTGTCTGAATTTAACTGATGAATAAATTATTTGGTTTTAAAATAGAAGATAATGGGGGAAATAAGAAAAAGAAGAACAAAATTATTTCCCCTGTTGCTTCAAATGATGAGGATAAGTCAGACTTTTATATCTCTAGTGGTTTTTATGGCCAATATGTAGATATTGAAGGAGTATATAAAACAGAATTTGATTTAGTAAGAAGATATAGAGAAATGGCACTTCATCCAGAATGTGATAGTGCTATTGAAGATGTTGTCAATGAAGCAATTGTTTCGGATTTAAATGATTCTCCTGTAGAAATTGATTTAAGCAATCTTCCAGCTTCCGATAAATTAAAAGAAGCAATTAGAGAAGAATTTAAATATATTAAAGAGATTATGGATTTTGATAAAAAATGCCACGAAATCTTTAGAAATTGGTATGTTGATGGAAGAATTTATTATCATAAAGTAATTGACTTGGACAAACCAAAAGAGGGAATAAAAGAAGTAAGATATGTTGATCCCTTAAAAATTAAGTTTGTAAGAAAATTAAAAAAAGAAGCAAAAAATAATCTTCCTATTGAATTTAAAAGTGCTTCTAATATGGGAAGAAGTTATGATAATTTTCAACCACCCGATGTGGAAGAATATTATCTATATGATCCGAATGTTGGTTCTTCTCAAAATACAACTTATAGGAATTCTGATGCAGAGGCAATTAGGATTTCAAAAGATGCTATAACCTATGTAACTTCTGGTCTTGTAGATAGAAATAAGCAGACTGTTCTTTCTTATCTTCACAAAGCAATTAAAGCACTCAATCAACTTCGTATGATTGAGGATTCTTTAGTCATTTATCGTCTTTCTCGTGCTCCAGAAAGAAGAATTTTTTATATTGATGTTGGTCAGCTCCCAAAAATTAAAGCAGAACAATATCTTCGTGATGTAATGAATAGGTATAGAAATAAACTTATTTACGATGCCGATACTGGAGAAATTCGTGACGATCGTAAATATATGGCTATGCTTGAGGATTTTTGGCTTCCAAGGAGAGAAGGTGGTAGAGGAACTGAAATTACAACTCTTCCTGGTGGACAAAATCTTGGAGAATTATCCGATATTGAATATTTTCAGAGAAAACTTTTCAAAGCACTTGGTGTTCCTTCTACTAGATTAGATGCTGGTGGAGGATTTAACTTAGGTCGTTCTTCTGAAATATTAAGAGATGAATTAAAATTCACAAGATTTGTAGGAAGAATGAGAAAGAGATTTTCTCAAATCTTCATTGATATGCTTAAGACACAATTAATTCTTAAGAATATTGTATCAATAGATGATTGGAAATACTTATCAGATCACATTCAATTTGATTATGTGTACGATAATCATTTTTCTGATTTGAAAAAAGTAGAATTAATGAATGAAAAATTATCTACTGTTTCGGCAATGGATCCGTATTTAGGCAAATATTTTTCAATTGATTATGTAAGAAGATACATTTTAGGCCAAACTGAAAGTGAAATAAATGATATCAACAAACAAATCAAAAAAGAAATTAAAGAAGGATTAGTATTAGATCCAAAATTAAATGTTGCTTCACAAGAAGGACAAATTCAGATGATGCAAGATCAAATGCAAATGAATCAGCAAATGTCACAACAACAAAATTCTCTTGGACAGATGCCGCAAGAACCAACAATTACTGATGGTCAAACTGGAGTGGATTTGGGAAAAGCAGGAGAAATATAAATAAATTATATTAAACTATTATAAAACTATGGACGAATTAATGGATATGATTATTTCAGATGAATCTCCATCTGAAATTAGCAATAAAATTAAAGAACTTCTTTTTACGAAATCTGCCGAAAAAATTGATGACATTAGACCTGTGGTTGCTTCAAGTTTATTTGGTGGCAGTGAAGAAGAGTGAGTTTAAACTAAATAACTAATAATATAGTTTTAAAAAATGTCCGCATTTAAAATTGTTCAAACTATTGATGCTTTGGTTACATCTGGGGGTGTAACTACCAGTGCTCCTATTGCACTTAAATCTGGATATCTAAGAATAGTTCCAGAAGAAAATGCTTATATTGATATTTCTGCAGTTCCAGGAATTAACACAAGCACAAGTGTTTGGGTGGCTGCTGGGCAAGAATTTATTTGGAAAGAAAATATAGGATCTCAAAAAGTTGTTGGGTTATCTACTGGAACAACTACAAGTATTACATTACCAGAAGGTCAATTTACTGAATTTTCTGTAGGTGATTATGTAGAATTGACGGGCATTTCTCCATCTGGAATCAATACTAATTTTACTTCAGTTGCTTCTGTAAATACAAGTCTTGATAATTCAACAGGTGGTTATAGTAGAGTTCTTACTTTAAATTGGAATACTGCATCCCAAGGTGCTGTTACAGATTCTATTGGAGAAATAAGAAAAGTTGTAAAAGTTGCAGCTTCCGCAGCAAGCGGAAAGGTTCATATCACAGAAGTTCAAATCGCTGGCGGTTAATTCAATGAAACTCATCACGGAAGAAGTACAAAAAGTTAAATTTATTACCGAAGGCAAAGGTGCCGAAAAAAGAATGTATATTGAGGGAATCTTTCTTCAGGGAAACATTTGCAATCGCAATGGAAGAATGTATCCTATTAATATTTTAGAAAAAGAAGTAAAACGTTATAATGAGAATTTTATTCAAAAAGGTCGTGCTCTTGGAGAACTTGGGCATCCAGATGGGCCTTCAATTAATTTAGATAGAGCTTCTCATACAATTATTTCTCTTGTTCGTGAAGGTAATAATTTTATAGGGAGAGCAAAACTCCTTGGAACTCCAATGGGAAAAATTGCTAAAGCACTTATAGATGATGGCGTTTCTCTTGGTGTTTCTTCTCGTGGTGTTGGTTCATTACAAATGACCAATGAAGGTCATAAAGTTGTTGGTGAAGATTTTATGCTTTCAACGGCAGCAGATATTGTTGCTGATCCTTCTGCTCCAGATGCCTTTGTTCAAGGAATTATGGAAGGCAAAGAATGGGTTTGGGAAGGCGGAATGTTGAGGGAACAACTTGCACAGAAAACTTATAAAAAAATAAATACACTTGTTGATCAAAAACAACTTGATGAACACAAACTCGGATTAATCCAAGAGTTTTTATCAAATTTATAATTTATAAATAAATATAGATTAAATTAAAGGTTAATCGGAGAGATCTAAAATGTCCCGTGGTAAAAATTTACAAGAAATGGAAACAGGCACTAAACAATCAAGAACTGCTGTGAATGCGGG